GAATATATGGTTCTTTATATTTAAATACAGGAGAACAAATTTGTATTCCTAATAAATCTAGATTAGATTCTATAATAAATGAATTTGTTGAATTAAATAAAATCTAAGGTTATATTATATGTCAAAAGTATTTGAAAGTTTTATATATGGAAATGATCAAATTAGTTCAGATGTGATTAATGTTTTAAATCAAAGAACTAATTTTCAATCTTATTCTATTCAAGAAAAAAATCCTTGGATAACTGTAACAAGTGGTATAAAACGAAATGATCAATCAGAATTTATTAAATTAAAAGGAGCTAGAGGTTTTGATAATTTTACTGATTTATATGATGAAGAAAGTAGACCGATTCCTGTAGTAAATGGAATTGAAACTAAATATTTAGATGATGTTGGTTCAGTTAAAGAAATAGAGATTAATATTACATTTCATTCAAAAAATCAAATGCAAAAATATGAACCTTATTTTATGTTATTAGGAAATTCAATATTAATTGAATGGGGAATCTACAATGAAGCCAGACAATATGAAATACCAACTAATACATTAAATTCTTTCTTAGATTTAGAAGGAGAATCATCATTTTATAAGTTAACAGAAAAAAGAAAACAATCTTCTGATTTTAAATATAATAACTTTCTTGGTATAATAACTAGTTATAATATTGATTATGATGGAGATAATATATATAATGTTAAAGTGGGTGCTTATAGTATAGGATATTTTGGAAATAATTTTCCTTTAAATAAAACTGGTTATGATATTACAAAAACTATAAATGAAAAAGCTCAAAATTTTACTTTAACAGAATATATTGATAACGTTATTCCAACTGCAATTGAATCAATAGCAAAAGGTAGTGATAAAAATGTTCCAAAAAGATTATTTGATTCTTTAGTTGCTAGGTTTCCAACACAGAATGATTGGCAAAAAACGGTACTAATATTAAATCCTGATGAAGATGGTACTACAGAAACTCATAAATTTGTTTCAATGGGATTTGTAGAAACTTTAGTAAACCATATGTGTTCATTATCACATGTTGATAGTGATAATCAAAAACTTTATACTATATCATCTATATTTAAGGGAGCTGACAAACCGTCTTCATATGTATCTAATGTAGAGGGATTAAAATCAACTGATATAGCTAAGTGTTTTATATATAAAGGTAATGGTTACGGTGATAAAATAAATTCATTTAGTAGTAGTGATGGATCTAAATTTGGTGAATGGGTAAATATTTATATAAGTTTAGAAGAAGCTCAATTAGCTATTAAAAATTCAGATAATGTTAATGATTTATTTAATAGTTTATATTCTTTAATTAATAGTTGTTTTGTACACTATTGGGATTTTAGATTAATTTATGATGAAGCATTACAACAAATATATACAGTTGATTTAAAACAATTAAAAAATTCAAATCAAGAAGCACCGACTAAACCGTTTATATTTAAAACATTTGGTGGAAAATCGTTTATTAAAAATTTATCATTTAGTACTTCAAGTACTAGTGATCAAAATTTACAAACATTATACGCTTCCAGAAGTAATGTTGATAAAACAAAAGGTGATATCAATAATGAAGGTGTATTGGTTTTTAATTATTTAAAAAATCAATATAAAGATGTGTTATTTAAGTCTGGAGAATTAACGACTCTTTATGATAAAGATAATGATGATCCAGATAATAAACTAAAAACTACTTCTTCAGAAAATAATAATGTAACAGATCCTAAAGATATAACATGTGAAAAACTCAATGAACAAAAAGAAGTTTATGGAAGTACTTATGGTTGGTTATATGAAGAATGTCAATTAAAATATATCACTGATAATGAAAAATATAATACTATATCTGATTTAAATGAATTATTAAAACAACTAATAGCTATTTCTATTAGTCAAAAAAATTCAAAAATTAATCCACTAATGCCAGTAGAAGTTGAATTTGAAATTGATGGGATGTCTGGATTAAAGTTAGGAAATATTTTAAAGATAGATGCTTTACCAGATAGGTATAATGACAATGGTGTGTTACAAATAATTGAATTAACAGATTCTGTAAATAAAGAAGGTTGGATAACTAGAATAAAAACTTTATATAGATTTACAGGTGATATAAAATAATGGGAACTATTAAAGTAAATATAAAAAAACAAGTTGGTCAATATGATCAAAAGAAAATTAATATATTTAATTATGATAATAAAATAGCTGATTGGATAGACCAATGGTTTCATTCTATTACTATTAATAGTAGTAATGATATTAAAAAAGCAGGTTGGGAATTAGATCATAGACTTTTAAAATCAATAATATTTGTAGAATCTAAAGATCTAATTAAACAATCATTTAATGATGGCTTTGCTTCACCAGATACAATATCTAAATTTATTAAAAAAGAAAATAAATATGGTTATTATTTAATTGATTCTAAACTAGCTAAATCATTCGATAATAACTTTATATTTAAAGATAAATGGACAAATATTGAATATTCAACAAATGTATTGATTAATATTTTTATTAATAAAAAATTATATCTTAATAGTGAAGAACCACGAAAAATAAATAAAAAAATTGATGAATATGTTTTAGTTGCATATAAATTTGGAAATAAAATAGCATCAAACTTTTTAAAAAATGATTCATATGAAATGGCTAAATCTTTTCAAAGTGGATGGGTAGGAGAAGTTTATAAAAATCTTACGAGATTTAGTTAATATTTAATATAAATTAACGGTTACTTAAAATGTTTATTGAAAGAATTGAAGATTGTGATAAATTAATATCCAAGCTTGAACTAGAAGATAGTATTGTAATTCCAATATTTGAATCTAGTAAATTACATACGTATGATAACAATCTTTCTTTTTTATTTATAAGATTTCTTAATGATGAAAGTTGGAGTGTTGTCTCCCGCAATCATTATGATATCATATATAATGAATCTATATTTAAAAATATTTTAAATAAATTAATTAATTTAAAAAATAATTATTCTTTTATTTTAAATAAAAAATATTTAATTAATTATTTAAATAAAAATAAATTAGAATATAATACTAATAATTTAATAGATATTAATTTAATAGCTTTCTTTAAAAATTTAAATTTAATATCTAATTGGAACATACCTTATAATTTTACTAAATTTAAATTAGATAATAATTTATTTCCAATAGTAAAATGGATTCCAGAACTTATAAAAATATCTGATTCTATAAAAAAAATCTTAGATAAAGAAATTATTTTAGATCCAACATTTGAAATATATAATAATTCTATTATAGATATTATTTCTAATTTAGAATCTAATGGAATATATGTCTCAGAAGAATTTTTTAAAGAGGTTCCAAAATTTAAATCAACTTCAAATATAATATATCAGGATATTAATTTTTATAATAAAACCGGAAGACTTAGTTCAACTTTTAGTGGTTTTAATTTCTTTGCTATTAATAAAAAAGAAAATTATGCTAAACACTTAGTATCTAGGTGGGGTAAAGATGGTAAATTAATATCTATAGATTATAGAGCATTCCATTTATATTTAATTGGTGAATTAGTTGGATATAAATTTAGTGACTATCCTTATTTAGAATTTGCTAAAAAATTATTAGCTAAATCAGATCCAACACCAGAACAAATTAAATCTATAAAACCTTTAGTTTTTAAAAATCTATATGGACATAGCTCTGAACTTAAAGAGTTAGAATTCTTTAAAAAATTAAATAAGTTTGTAAATGAATTATATAAAAATTATAAATCATCTTTAGGTTTGTATACAAAAGTACTTGGCAGAAACATAAATGGCCTTCCAGATGACCCGAGAAGCATCTTAAACTGGTATCTACAGGGTTATGAGTTCGAAACAACCATAATTATCATCGAACGCGTGTTATCTCATCTAGCTCATTCTAAATCACATTTAATACTTACACTTTATGATTCATTTATATTTGATTGGTACATACCAGATGGGAAAGAATTATTAGAAGAAATAGTTAATATAATTAAAGATAATAGATTTGAAGTTAGTTTTAAGAATGCAGATAGTTATAATAATTTATAATGAAAAAAAGAAATTAAAATATATTTATAATAATAATAAAATGGAATTATAGTAATGAGTAAAATTTTTGAAAAAATGATAGCTAAAATATTATTAGAGGTTTCTGTTAATTCAGAAGATGGACGTCCTAATATAACAGAAGATTCATATAATCATGTTATAGCACCTTACCTTAGGGAAAATGTTGAATTATCAGAAGAAGATATATTATATATTAAAACTAAATTATTTGAAAAGAAAAAACCGGGTTTAATAAAAGGTGAACCAACTGATGCTGGTACATCTAGATTTTATTATGTAGATGATGATAATGAATTACATTTAGTTACTAAAGATTATGGTACTGATAAGAAAAAATGGAATGCTGCTACACGAAAAGATATTAATACTAAAAGTGCTACAGAAGAAAAACCAACTAATAAAAAGAATAGTACCAATAATTCCAAACCAAAAGACACTTCAAAAAAATCAATCGAAAATGAAAAGAATATTACATTATCAGATTCTGCTAAAAAAGATTTTGAAAAAAGAACTAATCAATTTAAAAATTATACTGATAAAAATAAAGAAGCAGAAAAACGAGTTAGAGAATTTGGAAGTGATTTAGAAAACTATATTAATAATCCTTCTAAAGAAAATGGTTTAGCTTTTATAAAAAAATATGATATAGATTTTCAAAAAGGTATAGATCCTTCTCAAGAAGGTTTGGATAAAATGAAAATATATGTTAATTCTTTTAAAGATTTAAAAGGACAATATTATAAAATATTAAAACAAACTAAATCAAATGTTGAATTGGGAAAACTATTACAATCAACCGGTCACTATGGTACTATATCTAAATGGGCTACAAAAACAATGGCACCATCTAAATTAACTGATTCACGAAAAAATTTATCTATTAAATCTGATAAGAACTCAACAACTATAGGAAATCATGTCATTAAAAAAACTAAACCATATGATTGGAAAAAATTATCTTCTAGACTACAAAAAGAAAAGGGAATGTCACAAGAAGAATCTAATAAAATTATAACTAAAATAAAAATCGCTGCAGATAGACATGACTTTATTATTGATAATATTAATACAATATTAGGATCTGATGAATTAGAAATTATTGATATGGGAGATGTTACTAAACCGAATGAAAGAGAACAAGTAAAACAAAAAGCTTTGAATATGATTAAAGATAAAGTTTTAGAATTAAACGGTGGAAATTCTAAAGATGTAGAAGATGTTATTGAAAAATTAGATGCTGCATCAAAAGCATCTTCAGATAAATTTGAATCCGCGATTACAGAAGCAATATATACATTTTCTAATAATGAAAAAACAAAAATAACATCTGCTGATGTAGCTGAATTATTTGAATATACTAGATTATTAAACGAAGGAAAGGCTGTTTATCTCCCTTCTGCCAGCAATTTTAAATTAGGTGATATATTAGTAATACCAGATGAACAACCTACTCTAAATGATTTATTAAAAGCAGACGATCCATTATCAGCATTTGTTACTATAGAAGACGTTTCTGTTAAAAAAGATGAAGGCGGAGCTTCTGCAACTAAAGATAAAATTTTATTAACTGATTTTTCAAATAAAGAAGCTAAAAAAGATTTAGAAACTATAGTAGATCAATTTGATAATTTATTTAATGTAGATTCTCCAAAAATTAAAGAAGTTAAGTCTTTAATTAAAGATTTACAAAGTAAATATGAAGATGTTTTAGCAAAAGATCCAAGATATAAAACTAATATGAATAGAAAAGCTGATTGGTTAAAAAATAATAAACATAGATTAAACAACGTTGATGCTTGGGAAAATTATTTTGAATTAGGATATATGATGGAAACTATTTATAATAATAATGTTAATTATCAGGCTTTTATAAATTCTAAATATAAAGTTAAAAAGAATCATTCAGAATTAGATTATACTAATGGTATAGATAAATTAGCATTATTAAAATTTGAGCCCGACCAAATTAATCCATCTACAAAAAAACCAAATAATACATTTCCTAGTAGATTTGTTCATACACATAAATAAGAGAAAAATAAAATGAATTCAGATATTCAATTACTCGTAACATTTACTACAAAATCAGAATCTCAACCAATGATAGCTACACTTCAATCTACATATGATATTATAGGAAATAAAATATTCATTTTGGAAAATGTTGATAATCCAGAAGAATATATTTTATCTTATAATATAAATTTAAATGGTGAAATTGATGTTGATAATATTCCATTTAATACAATATCATGTCATAGAAAAAAAGATACGAATACAATATATACTATCAATGCTCTTAATAATTTAATAATGAAATTAAATAATGGAACATTAGATAAACATTATCATATAAATTGGAAAAATTACGAGAATTGTATTTTAGTTATTAAAAATAAAGAATTTAAAATAATACACACTAAACTAAAAAATATATTAGAACTAACATAATTTTTGCGATTATTGGTTACTATATATTAACATAGGTTATATAAATTAAACTCATCGGAGGAAATAAATGACTAGTAAAATTGACTTATCAAAAGTTAAAGAAAAATTAAGTAATCTTCAACAAAAAGGTGGCGGTGGGACCGGAAGTACTGATTTTTGGAAACCAACCGAACCACAAACGACTATTCGTATCTTACCTTATAAACATAATTTAGATTATCCTTTTATAGAACTATTTTTTCATTACAGTTTAGGAAGAGGAATCTTATCTCCAAAAAGCGTTGGTAAAAAAGACCCGGTTTATGAATTTGCTAAACAACTATTCGATTCTGGAGATAAAAATGAATTTAATATTGCTAGACAACTTAATCCAAAATTAAGAGTTTATGCTCCTATTATAGTAAGAGGTGAAGAGGATAAGGGTGTTAGATTTTGGGGATTCTCAAAAACTATATATGAATCACTCTTAGCTCTTATTGCTGATGATGATTATGGTGATATCACTGATGTTAAAACAGGAACTGATATTGTTGTTGAATATCAATCACCTGAAGAAGCGGGTAATGATTTTGGTAAGATTAGTGTAAGACCAAAACGAAATGTTACTCCTTTAAGTGATGATGTTAAACAAGCTAAAGAATGGATAACTAATCAGAAAGATATTTTTGAATTGTTTACCGTTCCGGAATCTGATGAATTAGAAGAAAAACTTAAAAATTGGTTAAGTAAAGATGAAGAAAAAGACCCTTTAGATATATCTTTAGGTTCTAATTCTAAATCAAATAAAGCACAGCCTAAAGAAGAATTAGAAGAAAAAGAAGAAACAAACAAAGATGAAATTAAAAAATCAACTAAAACATTAGATGATTTTGAAAAAATGTTTGAACAAGATTAAAATAGGATATTAATATTATGGCTAAATCAAGTGAAGACAAATTAATATCTGAAATTTTTAATTCTATTAATAAAGAACAAACATTAGCATATGGTCTTGGTACAAATGATTGGAATCCATCTGATATAACAGATTGGATTCCATCTTCTAATGAAATTATGGATTTAATAATTACCAATGGCGCGCCCGGTTTAATTCCAGTTGGTAGAATAACTGAAATAAATGGATTGACTAGTACAGGAAAATCTTTATTAGTTGGTCATTTAATAGCTGAATTACAGAAAAAGGGTGGTATAGCAGTTTTAATAGATACTGAACAGGCATTATCTAAAGAATTTATGAATGCAATTGGTGTTAATCTAAATAAACTAGTTTATATTTCAACTTCACTTATTGAAGAGGTTTTTGAATCTGTAGAAAAGATAATTGAAATCATTAGAAAAAAATCTCCAGAAGTAGTAATTGGTGTTTTTGTTGATTCAGTTATGGGTGCTACTAATAAAGAAGAAGATGATTCTGAATATAGTGTACAGGGTTATGCAACTCATAAAGCTAGAATTATTTCAGCAGCAATGAGAAAGATTAATAAGCTTATTGCTAATCAAAGAATAGCGTTAGTATTTACAAATCAATTGAGAACTAAACTTGGTGCAATGCCATTTTCTGATCCATATACTACCAGTGGCGGACTGGGAATTGCATTTCACTCTTCTTTAAGAATAAGATTAAAATCTGTTGGTAAAATTAAAAAAGGTAAAGATGTTATAGGAATTAAAACTAAGGCAGAGGCTATTAAGTCAAGAGTAGGTCCGTCGTTTAGACCGATAGAATTTGATATCTATTATACACATGGAATGGATTCATATTCAAGTTGGTTTGATGCTGGTAAAAAATATGGTGCTATAATTCCTGCAGAAAAAGAAGATGAGAACACTGGTAAAGTTAAAAAAGTAAAGGGTTGGTGGTCAATAGAAGGCTTTCCAGATATTAAGTTTCAACAAACTAAAATGAAAGAAGTTTTACAAGATCCGGGGGTTAAAACTGCTTTATATGAAGCTATTAAAAAAGGATCGCGTTTGGAATATGTAAATGAAATTCCAGAAGACGTAGAATTTGATGATTCTTCCGATGAAGAATAAAGTAGAATACACTCTATCTATTTGGGGTACTTAGGTACCCCATTTTTATATAAAATTAAAGAGAATTAAAATGAAAGAGTTATTTAAAAAAATGATAGATTCTATTCATAATGATATCGTTGACTCAGAATTATATGATAGAAATTCTAGAGTTCTTATAATAGATGGATTAAATAATTTTATAAGAATGTGGGCAGCAATGCCTTCTACTAATGATAATGGAGATCATGTTGGTGGATTTATTGGATTCTTAAAAACATTGGGAGTTGCTATTAGAACCATTAGGCCAACGAGAGTTATAATAGTATTTGATGGTGTTGGTGGAAGTAAAAGAAGAAAAAAAATATTTCCAGATTATAAAGCTAATAGAGGTGGTGGGCCGCCAAAAAGAAAAAAATATAATAGAAAAGAAGATAGTTTAGATGGTGAAGATGCAGAAAAACAAATGATAGTTCAAATGGGTAGACTTATAAATTATCTTAAATCATTACCAGTAACTATAGCAATGATTAATAATATAGAAGCAGATGATGTTATTGGATATGTTGCTAATGAATGGTTCGGAGAAGATGAAGATAGAAAGTTATATATAATGTCTACTGATAAAGATTTTTACCAGCTTATTA